ACTATTTAAACCAATAATAGGACAAGAGAACATAACCTACCAACAGTTAAACGTTGTATCTGATTTACACGCAAAGTACTTTAACCACCCAAAGCAAGTACCCTGTAGTTGTAACAAGAAACAAATTAACCGATGGATAAAAAACCTAACCGATTTATATGAACAAGTGGGATAACCTAGAAAAAGCCGTAATAGGCGTAATGAACGTAATGGGATATGATATAAAATGGATAGGTGATCAGAACCTTTGTTACGATGGCATAGGTAAAACCATAAAAGGCAAGGACTGTGTGATAGAGATGAAGTTTAGAACAAAGTACTACGAGACTAAAATGCTAGAGAAAAAGAAGTACGATTGTCTTTCGGAATTTGATGGAGTACGATTATACTTTGTAGCCGACCCAAAAGGAAACTATCTGTATCATCTAAACGACCTCACCCTACCAGACCTTACCATACAGAGATGCCCACAAACTACGATGTGGAATCAGAACAAAACAGACAAAGAGATTTACTACTTAGAAGAAAGCCAAGCTATCAGAATAAACTACAACGTAGATATAGAAGACTTAAAAAAAGGTTCACTCACGTAGTAGTAACAAAAAAAAGTTCATAAAAGTTTGTGATATTGTTAATAAGTATTATATTGCATTATTATTAAAACAAAGAATATGAAAACAATTACAGATTATCAAAACTTAAAAAGAGAATTACAAACAATTAAGGACAATCACAAAGAAGAACACCTTGATGCTTCTTTTATATCTGTTCGTGCAAATGGTATGAATTGGAGGGAAGCAAAAAAAATAGGTATGGTTAAAGAGTATGATGGTTGGTATTTTTATAGTACATCTACAAACTCAAACGGTTATGACTTGTACGAAAAAATCAAAAAAGCGTGTGAAGGATTTAACCTTCGTGTTACAGAAAAACAACTATAATAACAAAGTCTAACTGACGAGCCTTTAGTAGGCGAAACGCTGCGAAGCGTCTTAGACAAAAACAAAGACAATGACAAAAGAATATTACTTGCAAGTTAACGGAGACGGAAGTCTTAATAGAGGTTCTCTTTCGCTTTTAGAAGGAGACAAAGACATAACTTTAATTGAGTCCATTAAGCAACCAACAGAGAAGGGTTGGGAATCAAAGAAGAAGATTTACGAAGATGTTGAGGTTATATATAAGGAGAGCGATTACGAATGGATAATCACAGAAGAGAGTGCTATGATGCTTGTTGAGAAATACGGAAATGTAACCATAAAGAGTTATTACGTGGGCGGATATACACCTCCTTCTGCTACACACGCTATAGCTGACTTTATAACTAAAAACGGAACAGACCCTTACGATATAGGCTAAAAACAAAGATTATGGTAGAACCAACAGAACTACAGATACGAGTTACTAAACAACTCAAACAAGAAGACAAAGAGTGGGCTATATACACAGACAATATAGATAAAGTCTCCACCTTACTTAATGAACAACTAAAACGTAAACCTACAGAAGCCGTACTTAAATTATTAGGGTGGTTTTGTGAGATACACATCTACACCGAGCGACTACGGTCTAATGCTTTTACGTATCAGTATATCATCAATCAGCTAGAGAGAGATTTACTAAAGGCTAGAGCGTTACAGGAAAAAGCAGAAGAAAGCCAAAGCAAATTACACGAAGAAATAGAAATACTAACAAAAGACATACACGCACTAGAGCAAAGAATATGACACTATTAGATTACAAAACGTGGGACAAAGAAGAACTCCTGCAAAAGATGTACGATGATACATTTTACTACGGCTATTTAGGAAAAGCAGCACTAAGTTCTTCTTCGGTTAAACTACTAAACGAATCTCCTAAAAAGTACAGGTATGTAACAGAGTACGGCAACGGAGAAACCCAAGCACTAAGAAACGGGAGATTGTTTCATATGGCAATACTTGAGACCCAAAAGTTTGAGCAACTTAATTTCGTAGACGTACAGAGCAAGAACTCTAAAAAGTATAAGGATGCTAAGATAGAACTAGGAGAGGTTTATACAATCAAGGAAAAGAACGAAGCAGAACGTATGGCAGATGCACTACTTAAAAACCATTACGCAGTAGATTTATTATCTGGTTCAGAGTTTGAGAAACCCGCAATAGATTTTATATTTGCTTACCCGTTTAGAGCAAAGGCAGACGTACTAGGAAACGCTCTAGTAGACTTAAAGACCACACAAGACCTAAAAGCCTTTCCAACCTACAAAGCTAAAGCCTACGGGTACGATAGTCAATGTTTTATATATTGTGAGTTATTTAAGAAAGACTACAAAGACTTTAGATTTTTAGTAATAGACAAAGGGACGTTAGACATAGGGATTTTTGATGTATCAGAAGAGTTTTATTTTTCTGGAGAACAAAAAGTACAACACGCAGTAGAAACCTATAACGAGTTCTTTGAGCAAGGAGAGAGTTTAGAAGATTACGTAATAAGAGGAACATTATGATAGAAGACAACATAAAAGACAAAATAAACGAGACACTAGGAATAAACATATTTAAGAACACTAGAGAAAGAGAATACGTAGACGGTAGAGCGTTATTTTACTATATACTAAGAGAAAACTTTAGGTATAGTTTTTCTCGTATAGGAAAAATTTGTGGTAGGTATGGACAGGCAAAGAACCACGCAACGGTGTTACACGCATTAAGGGACTTTGAGATACGACTAAAGTACAATCCAAAGTTCAACGACATCATAGACAATCTGACAGAACACGGCATAAGGCTAACATACTTAAAGTACGCAAAAGACAACCTAAATAAATTAAACGAAAGAGAACTAAAGTTTCTAGTAAAACACCTCACGCAGTATGACACCAGAGTTAAAAGAAAACACCATACAAGAATACAAGGAGTGGAGAAAAAGAGTAAAAAGCGAACACTTCAAGGTGTACATAGATAATATGCTAGATTACTTAGAGAACGGCAACGAAGAAGCAAGAGACAGACACAAAGGAATATGTACCTTTTACTCCACCAAAGAAAAGAGATTCTTTAAGCACCTTACCGAAGTAGCACAGTTCTATAAGATAGGGTATGAGAAGTTAGTAATGAAGATGCAAAGAGGAAAAAGCTATTGGATTGTTAAAATGTAACTTTTTTTTCGTTATATAGATATGCGACACATACACACTAAATATCCCGACTACATTAACGAGGTATCTAAAGTAATAGGTAGTTTGCGAAGTAAATCAAATAAAGAAATTAAAAAGAAGGTAAAATATTTTCAACGTGATGGTAAGGAAGAAGAGTTAGATGTTATGGGTGTAAAGGGAGAGTTGATATTCTCACACTACTTACACTCTATAGGAGTTGAACATAAATTAAATACATTACTTAACGATAAACCTGTAAGCGAACCAGACATAATAATAGGAGATAAAACAATAGATGTTAAATGTACAAGAAGTACATCTCCATATTTTTTAGTTAATGAAAGAGCGCATCTTAAAGACAAGAATATAGGTTTTTATGCTTTTGTAATGCCTTTTAAAAACAACACGGCAGATATTTATATATCTTCTTATGATAGCGTTAATAAATGGCGAGTAAAGAATTTTAAGTATACAAACGCATATTACAAATTAATAAAGTGAAGACCGTAAACAGTTTAAGTGGGGGTAAAACCTCTTCGTACATCGCAGCTAACTATCCTGCGGACTATAATGTTTTTGCTTTGGTTAGAATAGAGGATGAGAAATGTAAGTTTCCAGACAAGAAGATAAGGCAAGAAGTAGAAGACAGAATACAAGCACCCTTTATAGCAACGGCAGAGGATGATATGATAATCTATACAATGCTTGACTTAGAGCAATACATAGGACAAAAGATAGATTGGGTTACAGGTAAGACTTTTGATAAGATTCTTATAAGAAGCGAAGGAAAGAGATATGTTCCTAATGTGATGCAAAGGTTCTGTACAATAGAAATGAAACTAGAACCTATAGTAAAGTGGTGGTGGAACAACATAAAAGAACCTATAGAAGAACGAATAGGCTTTAGAGCAAATGAAATGAGGAGAGCCAAGAGTATGCTAGAGCGATGTAAAGAAGATGGGTTTATGTATAGTAAAGTAATAACAGGTAAGATAGGGAGTAGAAACAAGTGGACAGAGTTTAAACACAGAAAGCCTGTATTTCCGCTTATAGAAGACGGAATATTTAAAGATAAGGTAGAGGAGTTTTGGAGAGATAAACCTGTGCGGTTTGCGTGGATGAATAACTGTGTAGGATGTTTTCATAGGTCTGCAACTCTACTTAAAAAGATGTCAGAAAAGCATCCAGATAAATTACAATGGTTTGCAAATCAAGAAACAAATAAATCACAATTTAAAAAAGAAATGACCTATAAGGATATAATATCTTGGAATCCACAACAAGAACTATTTGAGGATGATTTTAACGAGTGTGATTCTGGGTATTGTGGACTATAATTAATAATAATTCTAATTAAATGGACGGTAGAAAAAACAACGGAGGACATAAAACGGCAGGTAGAAAGCCTAAAGACGCAGAAGGCAAACTTATAGAACGACTAGACAACATTATAGAATCAGATGAGGTAATAAAG